AATCCTTTATCAGTTTTCACTAAACCTTCTAAGTCTGCTACTCTTTTTACATTACCTTCAAATGGTATTCTAAGAGTATTATTACCAGTAGCTTTAGTAGCTATCTTACTTAGATATGCTGTATATAACCAATAATCAATTTCCTCAGGTAAGAAAGATGGACAGCCAGATATACCAATATTAACGGCATTTTTATCTGCTTCAATCTTAAATGCTATATGTGCTTCTAATACTGTCATATTACTTAGATTCTATTTCTTGCATGATCGCTAGCCTTATATCTTGATTCTTTTTATCATCAAGCATCAGTATAGCTTCATCCATACTTCGACCGATTACATCAGTACCATAGTAATACATATTCTTATTCTTACGAATAATATTTTTACTAATAGCTGCTTCGATCAAGTATTGAGTTTCTTTATTCTTATTATTTACCCACAACAACAAATATCTTTGTGGATCATTTTCAATAAGTTCGTTCAGCTTACTTTCAACTAACTCATTACTAATTGAATCTGACTTAATACCATAAAGTCTAAGACACTTACGCATCTCTTCAAGAGACATCTTAGTAAACGCTGAATAAGCTTCACGTTTAACTTTAAATTTCTTATTATTCTCTTCTGCTTCTGCTTGAGAATTACTTAACAAGTAGTCAGTACTTGGTGTAATATTACTAGTACCAAATGCTACTCTTTTATGATTTTTTAAGAATAAGTACTTTAATTCATCTTCTGGTTTTTCAGTATGTATATATAAATCCTTGTTACCTAACTTAATTGAATAAGTAGCCCAGAATGAACTATATGGTGCTAAATGACCTTCTGGATAACCAATAGCTTTCTCAAGTCTACGAGCATCTTCCTCTGTTAAACCAGTATATCTGTTTCCTGATCTAGTCCAATACGGACCAATATAATCACCACAATTTTTAAACTTTGAAATACCAACCCAAGGGTTAGTTCTAATAAATCTTAACGTTGCTTCCATATATTCTTAATTAAATATAGATTTTAAACCTGTTAATAAAAAAATATAGGGGCTATTACGCCCCTATAAGTTATATTGTATAATATTGGCGTACTTATACGTGCCACAAGCTTTCGGTTAGCCTTCGGCATCCATAATCAATTCTCCACATCCCCGAGGGTCTCTCAACATGATACCCATCTCACCTAAGAAGTGAACAGAGTAACCGTCCTTTGCATTAGAACGTAAAGTGTTGATAGATTTAGCAGGACCAGCAGGAGAAATAGAACCACCAGTATACCACTGCATGAATTCACGACCCTTACGTACTACCTTAACAATGTTTGCTTCGCCATCTCTACGACTTACATCCAAGAATGTAAAACGATAAGACTCAAGTGGCTTACCAGAAAGCGGGTGTGTCAAACGATTAAATGTAGTGTTGTCATACAACGGGAAGTGTTTTAATGTCAACTCAATACCATTAGTCATCTTGTATGTTACAAACTGACCACCTAAAGTTAACTCTTGACCACTACCACTGATAAACTTAGTATCGATTACGTTCATCGTAGCAGCTTTTTGCTTCAATACACGATCAAACTCACGAATACCCATTTCACCAGTTAAGGCTACGAACTTACGCTCATTAGTACCAAGAATATTGTAAGACAGATCAAACAAGAAGTCTTCAAGCAACTCTGCTGTCAACTCAGTGTAATAACGTCTATTAGACGGTGCAATCTGCTCAAGCAAACCAGCTGGCAAGTAAACAGGACGACCATTAGTACCCTTCAAAGAGAAAGTACCATCAGCGTTACGATTTGACTTAGAGTAAACCATCATCATCTCACAACGTTTTCTCCATTCACGCATTGCCACCCATTCTTGATAGTCAGACCACAAATAAGATTTCTTACCTGTTTTAGGATCCTTCAATGCAATCCACAATACAGTTGCATAAGCCGTACCTGTAATATCATAACTCAAACGAGTAGTGAATAAGTAGTTACGCATCTTGAATTGAGTATTGTAGTTCAGGATATCTGCCTCTTCACTGTACTCCTCATAAGCAGAACCAAGACGTGACATTTCACGACCAGCTAACAAATACTTACCCGGAACATATGAACTAGACTGACCATCAGCGATGAACATAGTATAGCACCACAAGTTACCGTCCTGTACAGGAGCACCTTGAATACGTAATTGATATTCTTTGTCATCAAGTACTACAATAGCACCCGGACCAAACCATTTATCTTCTACCCATACTTGGATAGGTGTGTTGCCAATACCAGCCATGATTGTGTCAGCATTAGCAGCAGTAATTTCAGTACCCTGCCATTTTGCAGAGCGAATTGTTACAGCTCTATCGGTATCAATTTCTACATACCATTCATATGTACTTTGATCAATAGTCATTACGTTACCAAGACCACCTGTGATAGCATCAATGGAAGTACCATAAGCACCGTCTTTTGCGGCAAATACGTAAGAAACAATACGTTCTACTTCATACGGTCTTGACAACATTGCTTCTGAAATCTTATTCTCGTCAATAAGATCTGAAAACCATCTACTTTTACCGATCTGTAAATTATTCAGAATTCCGTTATCCATAAATTAATTTATAATCTTTAATTATTGTTTAAACTTCGTGCTGCGATACTCCATATAGAGTTTGATGAACTAGTGTGAATTCTTTTAGTGCCTTTCGTAGCACCTGTCGTCTTTAAACTTTGTTTCAAGGTCTTTATAGCAGAGCTAGTTCCAATTTTTTTTGCAGTATCTAGCAAAGTGTCTCCCTTCATAGTAAAATAGGCAGACTCAATTAAATTTTTTACACTCTTAGAATAGTCTTTCTGATATTGAGTAAGACCATCTGAGTCCGCTTTAAAGATATAATTCAATAAAGCTTTTTTATCCTTTTCAGGAATAGCTATACCTCTGATATCTTTCAGCGATTTAATGTTGGTGACAACGTCGTCAACAAATTTTTGTTGGCGCTCGATTCTTGCCTCATTTTGCTTTTCCTGATCAATCAATAGCTGTTCCTTCTTCTTTTCAGTAATCTCCTTCATTAGTTCAAGAGCTTCCTCTGCTTCATCTTCCAGAATACCAGCATCTTCATACTTTTCTAGTTTACTCTGGATTCTTTTCTCACTAAACCCTTTTTCTAACAACAATTCACGAATGATTTGCTTTTGATTACTCTCAATTGAAGTGTCAAAGTTATCAAAATCAATAGCAGCACTAACTTGAAAATAATCTTCTAGTTTACCACCATTACGAACAAATTCGTCAATCTTAGCAACCTCTTCACTTGAATACTCTGGAGTTGAATTTTCTTCAATTAAATCCTTGAAGTATTCACATAATTCCTCTACTGTTTTAGGTTTCTGTACTTCTTCATCCTCTTCAAAGTCTAACCCTAATTCCTCAGTAATAGCATCAAAGAAAGCACTAACTTGAATACCTTCATTATCTAACTCTTCCTCTTCAGTAGATGTTTCCTCAACATTTTCTACTTCTTTAGTCCGTTTATCTTTCTTTTTAGGTTCTTCAACTTCTACTTCCTTTTCTTCTACTTCTGTTTCCTCTTCAGTTTCTTCAGTTTCTTCAACCTCAGTATCTTTTTCTTCTTTAGAAGTATCTATTCCAAATACTTCTTTTACTGAAGGACCTCTGTTAGTTCTTTGTAAACGTTTGATTTCATCATCAGATATATCATCATTACCTGTACTAAACGTACCTGTTACTAGAGGATTGTTTAATGTTTCAGATGACAATGCATCTGCTACTGCTTCCCAACCTAATAGTGTATTACTATTGTTATCCATAATTATATTTAATTAGATTTATTAATGTTTCCATTTAGCGGCGTTCCTAGCAAAGTTAGCTTTTTTCTTCATAGCTGGACTTGCTTTACTACCTTTCTTTAATACTTTATTTGCATATTCTTGTACACCCATACCAGCTTTCTTAGCTGCAGCTTTAAATGTACCTCTCTTGCTTTTCTTGATATGTATTCCACCATTCTTATAACTTGGTACAGGATATAGTGGGTATACTCCTTCTAACTCTTTCATATTGATTATTTGTTTTCTTGTTCTTCTCCAAAGAACATAGGTAATCCTAATGGAACTGCCCATTCGATTGGAGTAAGATTATTCATTCTATTTATAAAACCTTGCTTATCTGGTCTAATATCATATAGAGTTCGTAATACTGGGTTGACCCTATTTGCATATTTACTACGATAAGATAAATACTCCTCGATCTTATCCTGAGTAATAGGATCTGTCCAGTTGTTAATAAGACCTTCTTTTTGCATACCTCTCTTAAGTTGAATCATGTGAGCCTTATTTTCACTAGGTGTAGTTAAGTATCTATACGTGTTAGGGTTAACATCCATCAAGCTCTGTCTTATCTCATTATAACTCATTATGTTATCTCTATCTAGTAGATATTCCATATAGTTATTTGTAGCATCTGCACTATGCGCTTTATTAACTAAGGCATCTGCTAAGTGACTAATTTCATGATTTGCTGTCCCTTCCAGATAATAATCTGGATTAAGACTAATTGTCATATCTTCTATAGTAGGCTGATCTACTTTACCAGTAGTCCTACCATATATAGGATTCCCAGCACTATCGTACATTTGTTGATGCTTAACGTACTTACCTCTATTAGCCATATCCTGAAAAGCAATAGTAGATGCAGCCTTCTTATAATTTGTTCCGTAAGCTTTATCAACCTTTTCAAGAGTTTCTACACTACCATCAGTAGGCATAAATAAATCATTAGTAATCTTACTAAGTTCCTTATCATACTCCTGCATGTTATTATATTTTCTCTTTACTTCGGCAAACTCTTGGTCATAATCAGCTTCAGTTTTAACCTTTTTACCCTTCTTCTTTTTAGTGATTGTAGGAGTAAAAGGCTCGGCATAGGATTCTGCAGTATATGCGTCTGTTCCTTCAATTGCTCTTCCTACTTTCTTTTTTATTTTCTTTATAGTTTTACCAACTCCCCAAGGTATTA